GCGATTTTTTAATCTGCTCACCGGTCAGCCCGGTAACTTTTGACAAGCGCTGTAAATCTTCACCACCAGTGATGCTGGCCTGTTTAATCGCGCCAGCAAGCCGCTGCATCGCTGTGCGGCTACGTTCAGCAGGTTGGCCAAGCTCACCAAGCGCCGTGGCAAAAGCAGCCGCTGCAGCGCTACCAAGTTTGATTTCTTGGGTACCGGTGACGATCTCTTTTGTCATGTGGACGATATCAGCTTCAGTAACGTTGAAATCGTTACCCAGCGCAACCACTGCAGATGACAGGTTTTGAATTTGTGGGATGCCTTCGCCGGTCATTGTCAGAATGCGCGCCAACATTTCAACAGCCTGATCACCAGCCAAGTTAGTCGAGTTCTGAAGCGCATCGGCAGCCGTAACCAGATTCAGGATATCAGCAGCAGACTTGGTACCTAACTGGCCAGCGACTTCGGCATAACGTAAAAGCTCATTGGTGGCGGTAGGCGTGATATTGCTTGCCATCTGCTGTAACTGGTCGGCCATCTGCTCAACTTGCAAGCGCGCCAGTCCGGTGGTCTTTTCAACCTTTGTGATCGCAGCTTCGAGATCACCAAAATCAGTAACGCTGGTGCGTACCGCTTCGATGGCTTTTGAGCCAGCCAGTAACACCGTATAAGCCTGCGCCAAACGGCGTGTGGCCTGAGTTAGTAAATCGGTGTTTTTGGTCGATTCAGCTTTAACCTTGCTATCAGCTTCGAGTGAACGCCGCGTGGTGCTGACTTGTTTGTCAGACAGGTTTAATTCAGCACGTAACTTGGCTTCTTCGCGGATATATTCGCCAGTGGTCAGCTTGCCGTCACGCTTTTCGTCATTCAGTGCCGCTAACTTTTCTTCGTATTGAACCAGTGCGGTGGCAACGCGGCGCGCTTCTTCTGCTGCAGCTTTTTCGGCGTCTGCTGCGGCTTTTTCTGCTTCAGCTTTTTTGCGATTAGATTCGGCCAGTTTGTCAGCTTTATCTTTGGCCTTGTCAATTTCATCGTTTAGCTTTTTGCGGTCAGCAGCTTCAGCGCGTAGCAGTTCGCGGGTTGATTTCACTTGCTGTTCACTGAGTACCATTTCAGTGCGTAACTGCTGTTCAGATTGAACAAGCTGCGCGCTACTGATGACGCCTTTTTCATGCTGCTGCTGCAGTTCACGCATTGCGTTGGCGTACCGGTTAACCGCTGTGGCCACACGCTCACTTTCAGCGGCTTGCTTTTGCTGCTCTATCAGCCTGGCGCGTTCAGCTTCAGTGACCTTCGTTTCTTGTTTGATTAGGTCATCTAATTCCTTCTGCAGTTCCTTGGTTTTCGCAGTCTGTTCGGCGGTGCTGGCAACTAACTCTTTTTCTTGGTTAATGCGTTCGCGTACCGTTTTGGTCTGTTCAATCATCTGGCTGTTTAGCTTGTCAGCAGCAGCGGCAGCCTGTGTGATTTTGTCCTGCAGTTTTTCTTGGTATGCGGTCAAGTCTTTCGCATCTTCGCCATAGCTTTTAACGGTTTTAGCTAACTGGCGATATTGCGTTTCTTGGCTGCGCAATTCACCGCGCAGATCCTTCAGTTCCTGTGCTGCAGCCTTGACCGCCAACTTTTCTTCGTCGGTGGCCTGCTTGTTTTCCTTCAGTGCCTTTTTCTGCTTTTCGTAGGCAAGTTCAGCTTGGTTGACTTCTTTGCGCAGTTCCTTCACCGATTCTTTCACGGCGTTGTAACTGTTAATTGTGTCCTGCTGGATCTTCAGTTTGTCCAAATCAGTGCTGGCTTTTCGTGCGGCTGAACCAAGGTCTTGCAAATCGCGCGTTGTTTGCAATAGTTCTTCGTTTGCCAAGTTCTTGGCTTCAATGACTAATTCAACAATTTCGGCGTTGCTGTTCGGCTTATTCGTGGCCATCGTGATGATTCCTGAAGATAAAAAAAGGGTATGCCTAAGCATACCCCCACACTATCAACAATTCAATTTAATGAATTATTGCGCCATGGTGATTTCGAAATACTGCGATTCGCCCACGCCAACTTTGGTGGTATCGGCCAGAACTTCAAAGTTCATGGACAGACCGGCGAAATCTTCAGAAATCATATCAAGTGCCTGAGTTGGTGAAAATTTCACGCGGTGGCACTTGACAAATACAGCCTTGCCGTCATCAGCATCGTTGAAGCCGTTGAAAATGACTTCGTATTCAATGGCTGATTGGCTGATTGCAGCCTGTTTATACACTGTTTGGCTGGTGTAAGTCACTTTAATGCTGACGCCAGCGTTACCGGTGTCAGATGCAGTGATTGATGAACCTTCAGGGATTAACAGGCCACCACGTTCAACCACGTAATCTGTACCGGCTGTATACGTCACGGTGCCTGCTGAGTTCTTCACAGTGATTGGCTGTGCGGTGTCAGGCATAAAGTTCAGCGGTTGGAACGCTTCTTTAAATACCTTCTGCACTTCATCAGTTTGCGCTGCACCATTGATGGTGGTGATCAAGCTGCGCAGTGCTAACGCTACAACCTGCGGCTGCAGTGACAACGCATTGATTGTCGCAGTAACGTCAGTGATAGCAGATTGAGAAGCGATATTACCGCCACCAGGTTGCTGGAAATTACGCTGCGTTTTCTTATCTTCGCCAATGGCAAAGCTGAAAGAATCCGCGTTACCCAAAGGGTATGCAGGATAAGTCACAGCGCCATCAGGACGGCGGCGGACGTAGATTTTACCACCGCCGATATACGCGCGGTTACGGTGTAGATTCGACATGCTGGATTACTCCTTAGCTGGTTCAATGAAACCGTGAGCCAACATGGTTTCAGCCTGTTCAGGTGTTACCTGCACAGTTTTACCCTTGGCATCGGTGATTTTTTCGCCAGCTATCGTGATTTCTTCGACGGCCAGCACTACTGAAACAAGATCAGATTTCGTGTCTTTCATGGTTTTTATTCCACCACATAAATTAAACAATCTTCAGGAACTGCCAGCCAGTCTTTGCCTTGCGGGGCGTGAATAACTTTAGTGCCTGACCGTTTTGCAAACAATACAACTTGGCCAACTTCAACCAGCGATTGACGTTGGCGGCCATCTGGATGATAGCTTAACTCATTGACTGCAACAACCATACCGGTGCAGCTTTCTTCAACCTGTTTTTCAGTCAGGATGATCCCGCCTGATGTTTTAGTTTCGTTAGGGATAACCTCAACGATGATGTTAGTTCCAAGTGGTTTAATCATTGCCATTTTTCCGTTGTTGTGAATACTACTTTTGCGACAAACATCGCGTATTCAGTCGATGATTCAGGTAGCATAAAACTCACATCGGGCAAAGTCAATTTAGGCACATCAACCAACGCTTTTTTTACGTTAAACAATAGGTTGTCTAGCGCTTCGTTGATATCTTCGTCATCTGAAATGCGAACAGCGCCAGCCACGGTCAACGTGCGAGAAATTTTATTATCTGGTGTGCCAGCTAACCGGGTGTTTTGGTCTTTGTCGTAGAATACGCAGACGCAAGGAAAACCACGCCCATTGCGGCCAGAAATTAAGTCATTTTCATAAATGGCCACCCAACCTGGTAGCACGGTCACACCATGCAAACCTTTTTCCAACGCAGCAACAATCGCTTTGCTATCTTCATAAGCCTTTGTCATTTTGCCCGAATCCGTTTTAGTTGTTCATAAAAATCGGCAACCAAAAATGATTCTGATTGCTCTTTGATTTCGTCCAATTGTGCCTCAAACATCTGATTCACTGATGACGAATGCAGCACAACAATACTGCGCTTTTTTGCAGCCAGATCAGAAATCATCTTGGCTAACTTGGCGTCCTTTAATGCTGACGGTTTGCCTTTGTTGACAGATAGTTTAAAGAATTCAACAGCATTTTTCAGATTCAGCGCAATACCTGATGCGCCTGAACCACGTAGGCCACGCACTTCAAACGCACCCTTGATAAACTGTGCAGCGCCGGCCTTTTTCACATTGACAGAAAAGCCGCCGTTAGTCTTGCGGTATGGGTACCGCGTTAACAGCGTGCCACGCTCATTGGCGCTGACCACAACGCGCAGATTGTTAGGGCTGGCGCGACCGACAACCTTAAATTTCTTTTTGACATAACCCAGCTGCAGATTGTGTGTTTCGGTGATGGCGCTAACTGCCCGCTCGATGGCATAGGTAGCAGTTTTATTCAGCGATTGTGCTGCAGCTTTGTCTGCATCAGTGGATAGTGAATTGATTTTCGAAATGAGTGACGCCGGCGCAGTCATTGCGTGTTTTGCCATGGCTCAAATCTCACTAATTTCGAAATACCATTTCTGTGAAGTTTCTTTAACCAACTGGCCAACGCGGTATTCGTTGCCGTTTGGGTCAATGAATGTTTCACGTTCGGTGGGACGCTGACCAAGCTGTGATTTTAAAAACACAGCCTGATCAGCATAACCGATAATGTTGCTGTAATTGTCTTTTACGACCTTGTTGCGCTGAATGATGATAGTGACGTTTTGAATTTCACTACCATCACGGCGCCGGTACGTACAGACTTCGCCCATCACTTCGTTGGTGATTTTAGCGGCATCTGCGACAAGTTCAGCAAACAAACTCATTAGACTGACACACCATTTAAGCGCACGTCAGCTTTGGTATCACCGTTGGCATACGCCTTGGTGAATACGCCGATTAAAGTGTTACCGCTTGCAACAGTGGTCACAGTGCCATCAGCTTTTAAATAAGCCTTGGCTCCCTGCGCTGGTGCATCGGCAGTTACTTTGGTCAGATTGAATACGCCTTGGGTGGCACCTTCAAAGTTAGCACCAGCGGCAGCGCTAGTAGTGGCAATAACTACCAGCGCGCCAATCAGATACGCACCACCAGACACAACACCACCGGCCGGCGCAACACAGGTGATCACATCACCTTTTTGAACGAAATACTTAGCCATTTTAGCTATCTCCAATAAAGGTGGCGGCCGTAGCCGCCTTAATCATTAGGCTGCGCCAGTCGCTTTCACAGCCGCGCGGTATTCGCTGAAACCTACACCAAAGTCTTTACGAACTTTGATTTCCATACCGTCAATGTCGGTAGTGGTGTTGACTTCTGTGTACATGCCTTCGTCACCATCAAGGTAGGCATATTCAAAGGCGTGCATCATGCGAGTAAACGCAAACCACGCTGTTGCTGACACGGCTTCTAAACGTGGTTCCACGCGATATGCCAGTTTGCCGGTAAACGGGTTCACATCACCGGTAATGTTGGCCAGAATGGTACCGGCTAACAGTTCATCGGCTGTGGTTTCCAGCGACTGTGGAATAACCAACGTGTCAAACATGACGTTCATGAAATTGCCGTCAAGCGTTTTCATGTTGCGGCCTAGTTTGCGAACGTTGCTCAAACCTGTTTTGCTTAACGCAGACTGTGCTGCACCAGTCAGCAAGTTAGCATGGTCAGCATGGAACAAGTGTTTATTGTCTGACATTTTAAAGTCAGCAGCGGCGTTCTTGGCAAAGTCCCAGTTCAGCAGCAAGCCCCAAACCAAATCCGATTCCAAGCGAGAACCAGCGGCACCAAACATGCGCGGTACGCGTGTTAATGCTGACAAGTCATCGTTAATCAACATCTGACGAGTAAAGCCGATTTTGCGAGCAAACGTTTTGATCGCGTAACTTTCTTTACTTTCAGAAATTGAGCCGTTTTTGTATTCGCCGTGTTCACCAAGTTCTAACAGGTTTGGTGCATCACCAATCTGATAGGTATGCTTGGCGCGGAAATCTGACACGCTTGCGCGGGTACCCAAATCCAAGAAAGTGCGTGGCGTTTCTTCATAACCTTGTTTTAAGGTTTTGTTCATCACGTTTTCCAGAATTAACGGGAAATCAGATGTACTGTGGAACGCACGTTGTGCAACTTTGCTTGGTGATTCGAAGTTGTCAGCGCCAATCAGGTGACGGGCAATGTTCAACAGCGAAGCGCCGGCGTATTTGCGCGTTTCTGGCGTGGCCTGAATAATACCACCGCGAACCATGATTGCATCAGCAATCACACCGCGTTGCTGTTCATTGTGGTCAGCGCGATTGTCAGACTGCAGCACAACACCAGGTGTTTGCGCGCGGCTACGTGCTACCGCAGCTTCTAACAATGTGTTTTTGTAGTCTTGCAACTGCACACCGCGTGTAAACGCGTCAACAGCATGGTCAGTGTCATGCCCCATAGCGCGCGCAGTCTCGATGTACTGTGGCAGCAAAGCGCGTTCACTGACTTGCTGTGCGGCTGGCTGTGCTACTACCGCAGCCGGTGCCTGTGCTGGTGCTGGTTCTTGTGCGCGTTGTTGTTGCGGCTCGGTTGCAACAACCGGAGCAGCACCACCAGCAGCATCACCGTGGATTGTGGCAGGATCGCGCAGTAAAGTGCGAATTGCCGAACCTAATTTACGTTTCATGGTGTTTTCATCCCCATTAATGGTTAAGTCCAGCGGAAATAAGTCAGCTTCATCAGGACGCTTAGCGTCAGGATTGGCTGACCTGATACCGTTGGTGGTTTCGAAACTTGTTACAACAATTGATAATTCGGTGGGTTCCCAATCAGTTGCCCGGTAGTGGTCAGGCATTGATTCATGCAACGTCACATCATATCGGTGTACGATATAGCCTAAGCTGAAATGGCGTAAAACACCATCTTTAATCTTAGTCCATACTTTGTTTGATTCTTCGTCGGTGGCAAATCGAACCAAGCCGATTAATTCACCGTTTTCGATTCGATATTCACCGGTAATACCGAACACGTTATCAATACCGCGCCACTCAGCGTGATCAGCGATAACTGATAAGCCTTTGTCCAGCCGGTCTTTACGAATAGCACGATCTGAAACTTCGAGTGATTCTTTATACCACCCGATATCCCAGTGCCAGCGATCACCTTCTTGGCCGGTGGTGAAAACCACCTCAACGGTGCGGTTTTCTTCATTGATCGCCGATTCTTTGACTAAGCCGTTAAAACGCACGGCGCGATCAATATGGCCGGTCAAAGAATGCCGCACCGATGTAGAAACCAAATCACGTTTTAAAGTAAACATGCGCTTTCCTCAATTTAACAGCACTTTAATAGCAAAAAACCGGCAACACATCAAGTGGCACCGGGTTTTCGTTTGCTAATAACATCACTTATCAGCGGTGCCAGATTCTGAATGGCACGCTCACCGAACAGAAAGCCAAGGATTAACAGATTAATTACCCACATGGCAGATTCTTGTTGTTCATTCATTTTCCATGCGCCTGAAAACCACATGAAATCAATGTAAAATGTACCGTACCCCCACACCTGACGTTGCATAGCACGTGTAAAGATAACGACTGAACCAATCACAGGGATGGTTTTCAGTTCCTTTACTGTGCCTTCAAGCTCTTTGGTACGGTCAGTGATTGCGCGTTCATTTTCAATCTGCAGGCGCTGACCCTGCAACTGGTGTTCATAATCCAAGCGCTGCGCATCGAGCCTGGCGGCCAATCGTTGTGCTTCAGACATTTCAGGCGGAAAATGTTTTTCAACAGCGTCAAACAGTTTTTCTGCAATGCCACCCGTTAAAAAATTACCAATTTCCGCCAGTACATTCATTTTGTCACCACATAAATTACAATGTTACCGATAATGACAAGTGTTATCAAAATCTTATACCAATTGTCTGACCAGAATTTTGACGTTTTTTCGCTAACCATTTCACGGCCAGTGTTGATGTAGTGCGTTTTTTCAAGGCTTTCAATACGTGATGCCAACTGCTCTTGACGCGTAACCAATTCAGAATGTTTAGACAACGTTAATTCGCGCAACGTTTCAATCTGCGTTTGGCTTTGCGCCTGGCTTGTTACAAGGCGATTAACGCTTTCATTCAACTGTTTACTGCTTTCAGTAAGCGTATCAATTGCGCGGTTCATCGCCTTGAGATCCCCAATGTGTTCGGCGCGTTCCTTGCGATCAAGTTCAATCATTGACTGCAAAGCAGATGCAATTGACTGTAATTGTTGGTCATTAGTTGTCATGGCTGACTGTCTCCATTTTGGTCAGTCCCTGACGCACTATTAGCGCTACTACCATCAGCATTACTGTTACTGTTACTGGATGCCGCGTCATCAATATTTAGCTGATTACCTGCGGCGCTAAATTTACTGGGGTCAATATCAAAGGACATGTTGCCAAACGCTTTTTTATCGTCTTGCCACTGCGCAATAATTTCATCAAGTGGCTTACCGCTAAACGCTTTGGCAACACTGGACGGCGAATCAATGCCGTTGCGCGCCTTCATAATTGCCGTTTCGAGTTCTTCTTTAGGTTGAACCACGCCACGCGGCGGCATTGTCCAGCTAAATGACATGCTGTTAATGCGTGTCGAATTTGTTAAAGAATACAACGCTTTAAAGCGTTCCGCAATTGCATCCAGAGCAACTTTCATGATCACATATTGAACATGATCTAAAGTGATAAAAAATTCAATCTTTGACATGCGACCGGACGCAAAATTTAACTTGCTGTAATCCCCGGTTAACTGCGTACCGGCCAAACCAGCACCGATGGCCACATCATTTCTGATGGTTTCCATGAATGCTTGTGAACCTTGACTTGACGGCGGCGTGATGGTGTGAACCTTGGTACCTGCGCGAACATAGTTCACCATGCCTGGTTCTAATTCTTCAACTTGGTCATCAACATCGCTGGTCACACCTAAACGGCTTTCAGCATCTTCGATGAACACGCCCAAGCACGCTGCGATCTGGTCTTGCATTAGCTTGGCGTCAACCAGTGTGTCATATTTACGAATAGTGGTGGCACTGGCGGCCAACCATGAAACACCTAAATGCTGGCCGGCGCGTTCCTGATGATAAACACGGATGTAATCTAAGTAGTGACGCAGGTAAATTGTTTTGTCGGCGTCAGTCTTGCCAATATCCAGATTATTAGTCTTGATGTGGCAACCAACTTCAACGCCATCAGCACTGTATTCAATGCCATCAATAACGCTATTGCCTACGCTGTTCGGTGTGCTTACCGTTTTATCAAGCATGGCTTGTTCTAGCACCTGCAGTTTTAGAACACCACCAGCACCCGTATGAAAACGCACAATGGCGCCGCCAGATTCAACCATGGTGGCTGCAATCAGCCACTGAATGCCATAGAGATTGGTTCGACCATTAAAATCACACTGGGTACTTTCAGCCCACGCGTTCCAATCAGCATTGGCCTTCTTTTTGCCAGCTTTTGCCGGTGACATGATTTCGGCACGAATGCCGGTACCGACAATATTGCTTGCCCAAATATTTTTAATGCGTTTACCGAACGCGGTGTTTCGAACTAACTCTTGCGCGCGTGTGGCGGCAATGTCGGCAGCTTTGCTGGCTTCACTGGCACCGGTGCTGCGGCCACGTTGCCAACCATTGTTGCGGCGGCCATCGCTTGCAATGTCATACCCCCGCGACTGGATCAGCATTTCAGCCGCTGCGCGATTACGAAGGCGGTTCAGGCCGGCTTTAGGTGCAAACGCTAAAATGATGCGGTCAAGTACGTTCATGACTAGTAACCCTTGCTTACAGTAACGCGATAGCTACCGCGCGGCCGTGTGTCGTTTATTTCAGCTTCCATGTCGTTAATGGCCTGACGCATTTCTGACATTGAGTTGTATTTTAACCACGTGTCACCTTCGCGGATCTCTAACACGCCGCGTGCGTAGGCGTCTTTTAATCGCTGT